GCGCCGCGCGACGCGGACATCGAGGACCCCGCGGTCTGGTACGCCGCGAACCCCGTCTCCTGGCTCCACGACGGCAAGTACCTGGGCGCCCAGTTCGCAAGGCTACGGGCCCGCGGCGCGCTCCTCGAGTGGCGCCGCTACCACCTCAACCAGTTCGTCGGGTTCGAGGACGCCTGGCTCCGCGACGGCGCGTGGCGCGACACGACCGGCGACCTGCCGCTCAACCCGGCCCTCCCGATCGGTGTCGGCGTCGACCGCAGCCCCGGCGGCGAGCTGGGCGCGATCGCCGTCGCGCAGCGCCAGGGGGACCGCCTCGTGGTGAGGGCGCAGGTGTTCGCCCCCGAGTCCGCGACCGGCGTGGCCAGCAGCGAGGCGATGCGCGTCCGGCTCCGCGAGCTCGCCGCTGCCTACCCCGCGCCCCAGGCGCGCGACGAGCGGACGAAGCGGGCGCTGCCCGGGCCCGCATTCGGCTATGACCGCCAGGCGTTCGGCGAGTCGGCCGAGATGCTCACCCACGACGGGCTGAACATGGTCGAGGTCCCGATGACCGCCGCGGTCATGGGCCCGCCGTCGACCCTCGCCCACGAGCTGATCACGACCGGGCGGCTCGTCCACGACGACGACCGGATCCTCGCCGAGCACGTCGCGAACACGACCGCGGTCCTCACCGACCGCGGCATGAAGGTCACCCGCAGCAAGCACGGCTCGACGCGCCCGAACGTCGCCGCCGTCGCGATGGTCCGGGCGATCGCGATGGCGATGCAGGACCCGCCGCCCCCGCCGCGGCCGCGGGTCATCGGGAGCTTCCGCTGATGGCGCTCCCGCTTGTCGGCACTCCCGAGTGGTGGCTCGACCGGCTCGGCCGCCGCCTGACCGAGCGCGCCGGCCGGGCGACGTACACGCGGGTCGGCCGGCGCGATGACGTCGGCACCGAGCGGCGCCTCGCCGACGCGACCGGGATGGCCCTCTACCAGGCGTACTACGAGGGCCGCCACCGCGAGACGTACAAGATCCGCCGGGTCATCGAGGCGTTCGGCCTGCGGATGCCGATCTACGTCAACTACGCGGGCGTCGTCGTCGACTCGATCAGCGAGCGGCTCGGCGTCGACGGCTTCACGTTCGGCGGCGACGACCGGGCCTCTGCGGCCGCCTGGGAGATCTGGCAGGACAACAACCTCGACGCGGGCTTCAAGCGGGGCATGCGCTCGGGCCTCATCAAGGGCGAGTTCAGCCTCGTGCTGTGGCCCGACGAGGACTGGGCACCGCGGATCTGGGTCGAGGACGGCGCCGAGATCATCACCTCGGTCCACCCCGAGACGGGCGTCCGCCGCGCCGCGCTCAAGCGCTGGGCCGACGAGGACGAGCCGGGCGCCCTGTTCGCCACGCTGTTCCTGCCCACAGCGGTCTACAAGTACCGCACGCCGGCCACCGCCAACACCGCCGGCGCGGAGCTCGCGACGCTCGGCGGGACGGCCTGGGAGCGCCGGATCGTCCCGGGCGAGCCGTGGCCGCTGCCGAACCCGCTCGGCGTGGTCCCGGTCATCCCGTTCCCCAACAAGCCCGACCTGCACCTCGCGGGCGAGTCCGAGCTCGGCAAGGTCGTCCCGATCCAGGACGCCATCAACGCGAACATCGCGAACGTCATGCTGGCCGGGCTCTACGGGGCCTTCCGCCAGAAGGTCATGCTCAACCTCGCGCTCGAGGTCGACCCGGCGACCGGCGCCCCGGTCCAGCCGTTCGACGTCGCGCTCGACTCGCTCATCACCGTCCCGCCGAACCAGCCGGGCGAGCCCGAGCCGCGCCTCGCCGAGTTCAGCCAGACCGACCTCGCGGGCTACATCGCCGTCCACGAGACGCTCGTCCAGGCGATCGCGACCGCGAGCCGCTTCCCGCCCCACTACCTGCTCGGCACCCAGGGCACGTTCCCGTCCGGGGAGTCGCTGACCGCGGTCGAGCGCGGCATCAGCGCGGTCGCGGGCGAACGCGGCGACGACTGGAAGGATCCCCTGGAAGACGCGATGCGGCTCGCCTTCCGGATCAAGGCGCGGACCCCGGGCAACTCCGCCGCGGCGGCGGCGCGCTTCGAGAAGTGGGCCGCGATGACCGGCGCCGAGGCGGCGTTCCGCAACCCCGAGACGAAGTCCGAGAGCCAGCACGTCGATGCCGTCACCAAGAAGAAGGACCTCGACGTCCCGCGCCGCCAGCTGTGGAGCGAGCTCGGCTACAGCCAGCAGCAGGTCCTCGACTGGGAGGCCGAGCTCGCGGCCGCGCCGCCCGAGCCCGCCCAGCCGGTCGTCGCGGTCCCGACGAACGCGATCCCCATCCAGGGGCCGATTGACAGCGCAGGAGGCGCCCAGCCACCCTCATGAGCGAACCGACCACTCCTGCGGGCGCAACGCCCGCCGCGGGAGGCGCAACGCCTCCCCAGACGCCGCCGGCGGCCAGCGCGCCGGCCCCGACCCCGCACGTTGTGCCTGCGCCAGCCCACGAGCCGTCCTCCCCGGACGACAGCCTGGGTCTCGGCGACGCCGGCAAGCGGGCCCTCGACGCGATGAAGGCCGAGCGCAACACCGCCATCGCCGCATCGAAGGCCGCCGAACGGGAGCTCGAGCAGCTCCGAACCGCATCGCTGTCCGAGTCCGAGAAGGCGATCGCCGCCGCGCGCAAGGCCGGCGCCGACGAGGTGACCGAGCGGCTCCACGCGAGGGTCCGCCGGGCCGAGACGAAGCTCGCCCTCGCCCGTGCCGGGGCGGTGCCCTCGCTCATCGAGGACCTCGCCAACGCCGCCGAGTTCGCGGCCCTGGTGGTCGACGACGCCGACCAGGTGGCGGGGCTCGACGACGCGGTCAAGGCGCACCGCTCGCGCGTCCCCGACGCGTACCGGACGCCCGCCACGCCGGGCCCGGGCTCGGTCGACGGGGGACCGAGGGCACCGGGGACGCCCCGGGCAACCGACCTCGCGACCGCCGTCGCGGCGCGACTCGGATCACGAACCGGCTGACACCGCCCGCCCCGGAGGGGACGGGCCTGAGAGGAGAACACACCGATGCCCGTCACCCTCGCCGAGGCGGCGCTCAACACGCAGGACGACGTCGACCGCCTCGTCATCGACGAGTTCCGCAAGCAGTCCGCGCTGCTCGACACGCTGCTCTTCCACGACACCGTCAACCCGATGGGCGGCGGCTCGACCCTGACCTACGGCTACCACCGGGTCATCACCGAGCGGGCCGCGGCCTTCCGCGCGATCAACGCCGAGTACACCCCGGCCGAGGCCGCCAAGGACCGCTTCACGGTTGACCTGCGGCCGCTCGGCGGCGCGTTCCAGATCGACCGCGTCCTGTCCGACCTCGCGCGCGGCGCCGAGACCGCGTTCCAGCTCGAGCAGCTGGCCAAGGCGACCCGGACCAAGTTCACCGACGAGCTCGTCAACGGCGACACCGCGGTCGACCCCGACGGGTTCGACGGCCTCGACGCCGCCCTCACCGGGACGTCGACCGAGATCGCAGCGTCCGGGCTGCCGGGCGGTGGCGACTGGACCGACTTCGACGTTGCCGCCACCAGCTACATGAAGGCCCTCGACGCGATCGACCAGTGGCTCTCGGTCCTCGACGGGCCGCCCTCGGTCATCGTCGGCAACAGCCTCGCGATCGCCAAGTTCCGGGCCGTGGCGCGGCGGGCGAACCAGTACGTCGAGCGACCCGTCGAGGGGTTGACGGGAGGCAGCGGCGCGCCGATCCGACGTGAGTTCTACGGCAACGCCCTGCTCGTCGACGCGGGCGCGAAGGCCGGCTCCAACAACCCGATCATCCCGGTCGCGCTCGGGCTCACCGACCTGTACGCCTACCGGGTCGGGCTCGACGGCTTCCACGGCGTGACCGTGTCCGGCCAGCCGCTGGTCCGGACCTGGCTGCCCGACTTCACCGAGGCGGGCGCGGTCAAGACTGGCGAGGTCGAGATGGGTCCGCTCGCGGTCGCGCTCAAGGCGACGAAGGCGGCGACGGTCCTCCGCGGCGTGCAGGTGGCGTGATGGCCAGCCGCACGATCGCCACCCCCGAGCCGGGCTTCTCCGGCACCCGGGCCGGCGTCGCCTTCCGCGACGGCGTCGCGGTGGTCGACTCGGGCGACACGTCGGCCCTCGCCTACTTCGCCCGCCACGGCTACCCCGTCGACACCGCCCCCGCCCCGGCGCGACGGGGGCGGCCGAAGGCGAAGGCGGCCGAACGGGTGGCGGAGGCCGACGAGCCGCCGGTCGGGGCCGACCCCGAGCCGGAGGGCTGATCGCCCGTGCCGACCCTGCTCGACCCCGACCACGTCGCCGCCCTGATGTCGCCCGGCATCGACGCCGACGACCTCCTCCTCGTCATCGAGCGCGAGGAGGACTGGCTCGCGCACGACCCCGTCGATGGGATCGGCGAGCTCGCGGGCGAGCGGACCGACGTCCTGTGGGTCGCGCCGGGCGACGACCGCCCGCTGCTCCTCGCCCGCCCGACCGTCGA